CTCCTGATGCGTGACGTCCAGGATCTCCGCCGTGTAACCGGGCGGGGTTACTCCCGCGATATCACCGATGCGGATGGTGCTCGTTCCATCCTTGAGCTTGAGCACCACACCAAAACCAGGAACCGCGCTCGCAGCAATCTCTGCCATGATCCACCTCCTCGCTCGCTACTCGCGAGCCATCACGTGGAGACTGATCCACGCTTGCCAAATTTCGGTTGACTCATCCGGCACGGCTTCGCCGACCGTGCCGCCAGTAACTGAGTAGATATGCACGCCCTCTACCACGCCGCGGAAGCCGAGCAGCGCATCGCGCACTGCGCGAGCTAAATCGCGTGCCGTCGTGTACCCGCTCGTCGTTTGCGACCCGCGTGCCCATGCAGTCAGCTCAACATCTGCCTCGATGAGACCAGTCGGGCCCGTGATCACTTCGTCTGCGTCGTCCAGGACCGTATATGTCACAGCCGGGAAGTCTTCCCCCTCCGGCATGATGTGCGGATAGATGCGGTCACCGACGAGCGCAGACACCACAGGGTNCGCCATGAGAATAGAACGGACTGCTATTTCGATGCGCGCCATGCTTTGTCGATCTGGATCCTGAGCGCCTTTCTGAAGGCAGCGATCGCCTCATCAGTCCCAGCTTCGATCGCCGGTCTGACGAATGGCTGCTCCTTCATCCGCCCGGTGTATGCCTTCCACGTCGGGCGCAGCACCATCATTCGATAGGTCGTCGCCCTGCGATACTTCCCGGTCTTGGAACGAGGATCGAGGAACGACCTCCGATGCACTGTGATAAAGTCAAACTCGCGCTTCACCACGCGATATCGGTCCTGCGTCCCTTTCTCAATCCAGAGCCAGATCGGCTTTCCTGGATGCCGCATTCGCACGCGCCCGAAAAGAATGTTGCCACGGCGTGCCTTCTCGACTCGCACGGTCAGATTGCGCCGCAGCTGCTCTTTCCCTGACGGAGAAAGCTCAAGCTGCATGATGTTTGCCTGAATTTTGCGCCTGTACACTCGCATCGCTGGGCGCAGCGCCGACCTGATCACGCGTCTACGCAGCTTGTCTTCCAAGTCTGCAAGCCGACCCTGCAGCGTATCCAGGCCCTTCACTTCCAAGCGTACGAGAGGCTTCATGCGCTCCTCGCCTGTCCGGCGTCAGCCGCCGACGCCATGATCTCCATCCGCCGCTCGCGTGGATAGCGGGCGATACCGTCGATCTGCCATGTCTTTCCAGCATGGCGGATCGCCCACGAGGGTTCGAGCGCTTCCATCCACCGGATGTGAAAGCGCACCGTCTCTTCTGGGATCACCTGCGGAGATCCGAGTCGCTCGCGAGCAGAGACCGGCGTCACCGTCGCCCACACGCGAGCGACTTCCTCCCATCCCTGCATCCAGGAGCCATCTGGATGCCTGGTTCGAGTAGGCCGCAGCAACGTGATGAGAGTATCGAGTCGACCTGCCATCACGGCTGCGGCCCCTCATACAGTAGCCATAGCATGCGCTGCAGTCCGAGTGGAAGCTCGGTCGCGCTCGTGCCGGTGATGATCGGCTCGCGGTACTCGTAGTAGTACGCCGCGAGCAGCATCACCGCATGCTTCGCAATAGGATCGACGCTCGGCTGATCGAAGAGCTGCAAGCCGGTGTGAGCCTCGACGTATCGCGTAGCGGCGTCGATGTATTGCTGCATCAGATCCGCTTCTGCGTCGCGCTCGTCGGGGCCCACACGCAGATGGCGGGCGAGCTCTTCGACTGTCACCGGCGCAGCCATGATCTACCTCTTTCGTCTCGCTCGGGCGTACTGCGGCCTATCATCAGCGGTCTCCCGGACAGGCTCCACTGATGCAGTCTCGGCCGGAGCCTGTCCGGCGACAGCCACGACGAGGCCATGCGCGATCCACGAGCGAGCGAGCGCATCCGGCACGTCGATCTCGGCGCCGATTTTGATCTGCGACGTCGGAACGACCGACGTGACGAATGATCGGATCACTCGCACGCGCATGCATCAGCTCCCGTGCTGCAGAGCGACGATCGCCTCCGGGAGGACGAGGCGCCCGTCGATGCGCTGGTACATCCGGAAGCCGACCTGGCCGCGAGCCGCGTAGAGCTCGTTCAGTCGCTGCATCACGCGCTCACGGCGCACGAGGATCCAGTAGTACGAGAAATCGCCGAACAGGATCGACTTCGCGCCGGCTTCCATCTGCGGCATGTATGGCGAGACATACACCGGGCGCCCAAGAAGCGTATCCGGCTCGCCCTCGCGCAGACCAGGCTGCCAGATATACTGGCCCTGATCATCCTTGAGTTTCCGGATCGCCTTCAGCGTGCTGTCCTCCATGAGCCACGACGCACGCTCGCGATACGGCCGGCGCAGAGCATGCTGCAGGTCGATCAGATCGTCACCAGTCACTGCAGCGGCCGCGACGGTGACGCCGACCTGAGCGCTGCGCACAACTCCGAGCGGCTTGCCGCTGCCATCGCCGTTGATCATGGCGCGCTCCTCCGCGCGACCGAACGCGCGGCCGAAGACATTCGCCATGTATTCCTCGATCGCGAGGAAGGAGTCCTGCATCAGCTCCTCGCTGACCTTGGTGATGCGCCCTAGCTTGTGCGCGCCGACGACCACCTGGCCGAACTCGACGTCGAGCTCTGGATACTCCTCGGCCTCGCCAATCCACTGCGCCTCGCCGATATCGACCTCGACCGGGATCTGCCCCTCACCCGTCACGCCCTCGCGGACGTAACAGATTCGGCGCATGACATTCTCGTCCTCCAGCTTCTGGATGAGCTGGCGGACGAACTCATCCGGCACAGTGTATCCGCCGGCGCTGTCCGGCACGAGGCCGAGTGCACGCGCCTCGGCGCGCGAGACCGGCTTCCCGGCCATGAGGTTCCAGAATGCGATGCGATACTCGCTCGCACGCTGGCGATCGAGCGTCCTCTGCTCCGGGAGGATCTGCGCTCCTCGCCTGCGGTGCCGTGCGCGCTCCTCCTCATCCTCATCCTCTTCGCTCTGCGCCCGCTCTCCGTCCGAGCTGGTCACATCCTCCGTGATGATCTCGCTTTCGAGCTCCAACAACTGCTCGAGGCGCTCGATGCGCTGCCGAAGCGAATCCACCTCCGACATGAGCGCGTCGAACTGCGCCTGTTCCTCGGGCGAGAGCTCCCGCTTCTCGCGCTCGGCCCGATCAAGAATCGCTCGGGCCTGCGCCACGCGCTCGGCCCGCGCCTTCCGCAACTCCGCGATCTTCACCTTCGACATACTGTTCCTCCTTCAAGCGGTCTCCGCGAGCCGGAGACGCATTCTCATCACCTGGTATGCAGAGCGAAGCTGCCGCGTCCGCTCTTGAAGCACGGCCTCCGCAGAGGACCGAATACCAACTTCTGTCTGCTCGTAGGCGGGATAGGTCACGGGCGATACGTCTACGAGATCGACGTCCTCCACCACGCGCAGGCCAAGGCCTGACTCGTCCGCCTGCTCCCAGCTCACGCGCGTCGGAATGAAACCGAAACTCATGCCATAGATGTCGCCCCGGCGAATGAGCTCCACGACCTCGCGGCCGGTGGGAGTATCCGGCGGATCGATCTCGACTCGCAAGCCGTGATCGTCATCGTACAATCGCAAAGTGCCAGCACCCACCCGCCCGAGTAAAAAGTCCGGATTGTGATTGAACAACGCGCGAACATCCTGTCGAGCTTCCACCGCGCGTCGGAACGCACCGCGACGGAGCTTCTCACGGAACATGTTGAAAATCACGGTCTCTGCTTCATACACCGCGGCGTAGCCAACAATGGTCGGAAGCGCGCCGTCTTCGCGCTTCTCGATCGAAAAGCGGCTCTGCACCGCGCGCTGCTCACGTCTCGCCATCAGCGATCTCCTCTTCTGCCTCGGCCTCGGACACCTGTCCGGCCGGCAGCGATGGCGTTACAGCCCCCATGTTGAGCGGCCTGATGAACTCATCGCCGCCAGGATACGGCGGCAGATTTTCGAGGCGCCGCGCTTCGTTCGGAGACATGATCCCGGTTTGAATTGCGATGCTGTAGCTCTCGTAGCGCGTCTTGGTATCGCCCCGCAGCAATCCCTCAAGCGAGAACTCGATCTTGAATTCATCACGCTCGCTCGGAAGGAGCAGATCACGCCGCGCGCTCTGCTCGAACTTCCTCGCCCACGCGCGCAGCGTATCCTGCACCCACTCCATGTTCTGGTGCTCGATGTTTGCCCACGTCGCGCGTCCGAGATCACCTACCTTATGCGGAGGCACACCAAACATCATCGCGATTTCGCGCGCCTGGAACTCACGCGTTTGGATGTACTGCGCGTCCTCTGCAGTCATCGTCAGCGGCTGCCATTGCATGCCTTCCTCGAGTACGGCAACACGCCCGACACCGCGTCCAGAGAACTGACTTTGCCAGTGTTCGGCGAGGCGCTTGCGCGCTTCGTCCTTGAGCTTGCCAGGATGCACCAGGACACCGGACGGGCGCGCGGCTTGGGAAAAGACCTGCGCGCCGTGCTCCTCTGCTGCGAGTGCGAGACCGATCGTGTTGCGATTCAGTGCGATCGGTGTCAGAGCGTTGATGCCATCGAGCGTAAACGCCATGACGTGCCACACCTCGCCGGCTCGCAGCACATACTTGCCTCCATCGATCAGGTACGCGATCTCTCGTCCNCCAGGCTGNACTTGCTTGAGCACCCTGTCCGGATGGATGGGAATGATCTCCATCACGGACCCATCCCAATCATTGCGCACGACATGCGCGAACGCCTCACCGCGCAGCAGGCACGACGACATCATCATCTCGATCATCGTCGTGGCCGTCATCAACTGATTGGGTTGATGATGTAGGAGCTCGTACAGTCTGTATCCCCGCGCGATCTCCCAGCTGTCTTCGCCTATCCGGCGGTAAACATGTAGTGGCAGCGTGGCGATCGTCTCAGCGAGGAGCCGTACGCAACGGAACACGACCGCCTGGCGCAGCGCGGCTTCCGGCGTCACAACAACACCGGCCGGAGTCATCGGCCCACCCCATCCATCCCAGCTCCAGGTTGAGATGGTCTGACGCCGTTCGCGCCGGAACCAGCGCTTCATCTGCTGCCAAAGGCCCATGACCTATCACAAGACAAGCAAATCCTGCTCTTCGTATACGCTGCGATCTTCTTCCGGATCGTGCGCAAGCCACCGGTTGATCGCAAGCAGCGTCGCGACCGCGCCGTCGATCTTGTCCTTCTCACGTTCCTTGCGTGGATAAATCTCGCCCTTTGCGTTTGGCTTCACCACCACGTTGGAAAACATCCACGTGAGAACCGGCGAGTTCGCGTGGTGGATTCTGCGAGCCAGGAGCAGCGCCTCGAATTCCTTCATCGCTGGCGAGAGATTCGATGTGTTCTGGCGCACCTCCACCATTGGCACGCCCTCATGCTGCATCCTCGTCGCGAATTGATGCGCTTGGTGCGGATCGTACGCGACTTGCTTCACTTCAAACTCCGAGCACCACTTGAGCAAGTCCTGCTCGATGTACTCGAAGTCCGTGATGTTTCCCGGCGTTGCGATGATGTGGCCTGATGCCACCCACCCCTCATAGCGAGGGTCATCCACCTCGAAAACGCGTTCCTCCGGAACGTAGTGGCGGTCAAAAATGTAGTACTCACCGTCGCGATAGAAGACCGCGACCATGCTAGCAATGTCAATCTTGCTCGCCAGGTCAATCCCGATCATGCATGGCTCGCCCGCGAAATCCTCAAGTCGCAAGCTCTCATCAGCGCAGGCGCGCCAGGCCTCCAGTGCGATCCACTGCGACCGGGAATGCACCCAGATGTTGAAGTGCTTGGTCTTGACGACCGCTTGCTTCCGCGGATTCAGAAGTGCCTGCTGGACCTGCGAACGAATAAACTCAACTGATACTGAGACATCCGCGTTTGGATTCGCCTTCCGGATTGCCTCCTCGGCTGTCCAGTCATCGTCGTCGTCGATCGTGTAGATGATGCCAAAGAGCTCCGGATCCTTGTCGATACCGTCGAGCATGCGACGCACGCGAAGGTTCATCGCACNACATGGCCCCTCGATATCGGAACCTGCGGTCGTGATAATAAACAGCAATGGTTGTTCGCGCGCGCCCATGCCGGTTCGCATNGTGTCTACGAGCGAATCATCCGGGTGCTCGTGGAACTCGTCGACGATCGCATAGTGCGGCGAGGCGCCATCTCCGGGTTTGCCAATAACCGGCTCAAAGCGAGACAGATCCGATGGAATCCAGATCCGCTTGGCTGCAACCTCGACTCCGAACGCCTCGCGGAAGTCGATCGACTCCTGCGCCATCTGCTTCGCGGGGCGAAACACCTCGAGCGCCTGCTTTTCGCTCGTCGCGCCGCAATACACCTCGGCACCAACCTCTCCNTCTGCCGCAAGCATGTAAAGGCCAGATCCTGCAGCGATGGTAGACTTGCCGTTCTTGCGCGGCACCTCGATGTATGCCTCGCGAAACCTCCGCAGCCCATCCTTCTTGCGCACCCACCCCCAGATGCTACAGAGGATGAACTTCTGCCATGGCTGCAAGCGGATGTGCTCCCTCCGCCGCGCCCACTTGCCCTTGACGTGCTTGAAGAGCTCGATAAAGCGACAGATATCCTCCGCGCGCGCTTCGTCGAATCGATATGGGAAGCTCCTCGTCTTCGCTGCCTCGAGCTCCGTCAAGTGACGCTCGCACGCACGTTTGACCCACTTGCACGCGGGCACACGCCCATCCACGACGTCGCGAGCGTACTCGTACGCATCCGCAACATGCCGATACTCGGTGCGCATGCCTGTCCGGTCAGGTGGTGCGAGTCAGATGCGTCAAGAACGGATTGCCCTGCGGCTTCTCCTCACCTCGCGTCTTGATCGCCTTGCTTACGTCCGCTGGCGTCAAGCACGCCGCGGCGTACAGCGCGGAGAGATGACGCTCCGCCTCCTGCAAATGCGTGAGCAGCGGATGCGCCTTGCTCACGCATTTGCAGGAGGCGGAGCGTCATCTCTCCGCGC